ACTAGAAGGAGCTATTTTATAACCCATTGAAGTAAATAAATTTTCTATAACGGTAACATCAACATGTGCTTTTACAACTGTATCAACTGCAACTGTTATTGCTTTATCATCAGCAGCTGTCAAATTAAAAGCTGCTCTGCCTCCTCTATTCATTCTTTTAGCTTCATTATTAAAGGCTTGTCTAACAATATTTTGTGTTAACCTTTTTAAATGGTCTGGAACAAATCGCAGAGTCATTTCGTTATTCTGGTTTTGCTGTTTATATAAATTACCGCCTACAGTACCAGATAAAGAGTTTTTCATCTCTTTAATCAAAAGTTTTAGTGCCATTAAATAATAACTCTATACAAATCCAGTACCCTTTTGATGTGGTCTGGAAAGTCTGTGGACATTCTTAGTCCAGCAGTACCTTGATTTTGTAAAGTTGCACCGCCTAATGTTCTTCTTTCCTTATGTTCATCTTTCATGTAATAATTTATTAAATCAAAGATTGCTAGTTTTAAATCTTCAGGAGTTGCTGAATATCCAGCATTATAAGTAACTTTTACTGCCCCTACTCCTTTTTTAAAGGGAATAGGGGTTCCTTCTTTATTTGTTCTAATTATAGCGTCACTTTCAGTATCTACATAGTATTCGTAATCAGTAGTAGTTAATGTTTCATAACTTCCAGAGTAACTTGCTCTTTCTTGTACTGTATCGACCGTAACTAAAGGACTTTCACTCACAATAATGGTGGTAGTATAGTTGTCGTCGATTGAAAAAGTTTCAACCTTATCTGTGCTATAAAAATCTATAAAACTAATACCACAATATTTCTTCACTAAGTCGGAGACCTGTGGAACGATAATTGCTAGTCGGTCGTCGTCCTTCTCGCCTCTGAGACCTTCTGCGTCTTTATATTGTGCTACTGTTACTAAATCTGCCATAATCTTAAAAGTGGTGGTTTATAGGTAAACCACCAAAAACCTGTAAAGCTATTAGGAAGCTTTGTACATGTGTCCCCACTTAGAAGTTGCACCGTCAATTAAGTCGATGAATCCTAATCTTTGAGAAGCCACTAGGACTCTTCTTTGATTAGCTACTTCGTAGTCTGACTCGATTGTAACTCCTCTTAATCTTGGAATTACATAGTTTCTTGGGTATACAGCGATAGCTGCAAACTTACTTACTGCTGGAGTAGCGAACTCGTCACATAATAGTACTCTTGAACCGAATACCTGTCCGATTTCACCATTTAGCTTAGTAGCCATGTCGCCAACTAGGTTAGCATCTTGGAACTCAGCGTCTTCTAGCAACTCAAAGTATGTTCTTTGAGATACGATGTAAACCACTTCTGATGGATTAACACCATATTTACCCATATTCTTTCTCATTGAAAGTAACTCAGCTGCTGTAACTGTGTCTGATGCAAAAGCTGTTGATGACTGTGTAAAGTCACTGTCATTTCTAGCTAAGTGTAATAGACCTTCAAATGAAGCACCACTAGTACCGAAAGCACCGTCAGCGTCATCACCTGCTAGAATCGCATTTTCAATTGCTCTAGCGTGAGATCTTACCATTTGCTCTCTGATGAGAGGCAAGATTGGCATGATTGCATCTTCTTCAGTTTCATTACCTAAGTATGATTGTGAAATAAGTTTTTTGGTTGAAAGAGTTCTTTCAGTCAAATCAACACCACCATATGGAGAACCATAAGTGTCACCTCTCTCGGCTAAGTTACCGTGAGGAGATGAACCTGTAGCAGTTTGGTTGCCTGTAAATTCGGCATAACCACTATCTGGTAGTATTGGGATAATCATGTTAGCAGAATTCATTGGGATTTCTCTAAATAGAGGTGCTAATACCAATTCGTTCTGAATATCTCTTTCGATGTTTGTTGAAACAATCTGCTCAAAGTCTGCTGAAGAAACGCCAACACCTGAATGGGCATTAACTTTTTCCATTAAACCTTTTGCATAATCACTGTTCCATCCTTTACCAGTAGCTAAACCAGCAAATTTGGCATCAATGATATCGTTTTCGAAAGCTTTTTTCCAGTCGCCTTGACCTTGTCTGTCTGCAAAGATTCTTTTTGACTCTCTGATTGCCATGATTTCTTCTGATTTCTCAGCAAGTTGCTTTTCTAATCCGTCTACAACTTGTTTTAAGTCTTCATGTTGTTCAGAAACTCTTTTCTCTACATCATTCATGAGTCTCTCAGCGCCTGATAATCCAGCTTCGATAACTGCTTTTTGTTCGTCCTGTTTTGCTTCTTGAACAGCCTTCTCTTGAGCTTCAACTTCAGCCTGCTTTTCAGCCGCTTCAGCTTCTGCTTTCTGGTCTGCTGCTTTCTGCTCGGCTTGCTTCATAGCAATTGTTGTAGCAGTTTTTTCTGCCACTTCTTTTGCAAATGATTCAAGATCGAAAGCTACTTCAGGAGAATTTTTTTCTTCTGACATATCAGTCTCCGTTGATGAGGATTTCTCCTCGCTTGGCTGCTCAATCTTAACAGCGTCTGCTGATTCGACCGAGTTAGCCTTTAAAAATTCACTTTGGTACTTTCTGTAGTCGTCCATACTATCAAATGACTTTGCTAATCCAAAAGTTGCCCCTTGGTTGCAAGGTACTGATACTACAGAAACTTCAAATAGTTCCGCGTCCTTTATTTTATATCCGTCAGTTTCAGTCATATATTCAGAATCCTTGCACCTGAAACCAACAGAAAATGCTCCAAGGACTCCATCTTTAACTAATTGGGTAATATCACCAGCGGCTTTTGATATCTTTGCAGATATGTCTAAACCCTTATCTGTGACTTCTAAACCAGTGGCTCTTCCAATAGGCTTGTTATAGTCATGATTGAACAGAATGATTGGATTATTTTTAAAGTTCTCCAATCCACCTTTTGTCCAGGCATCTGTTTCAATAATATCCCCAGCTCTATCTAGTCCGTTTGTACTTGCAGAACCTTTAATATTGACTCCGCCATCATCAGTTTCACCTAATGATTTAAATGTACTCGTCCAGTGATATATCTTTTCGTTACTCTTTGACATCTTCTACCTCTTTTTTAACGACCTTTTTCTCCACTTTTGGTGCAGGTGCTGGTGCTACTGAGACAGGATATCTTTTCTTAACAACACCAAGTACTCTATTCCAAGAACCCCAATATCTTTTTAAAAGATAGTCCTTAACAGGTACTTCGTTGCCAAAACTTTTATAAGTCTTTAAATCCATAGTTTCGACGCCTTTTTCGGCCATAAACTCGGACAAAGCCTTTATCATTTTGTCTTTTGTCATAATTATTCTTCCTCGCTAGGCGCAGCTTCTTGTGGTCTGCCGCCTTCCTCTGGATTTGAGGCTGAACCTGCGATATTCGCAGGAACTCTTGGTGTATCAAACCCTTCAATTCCTTCAAGTCTTAATGCCTCCCTTGCTTCATTCGGTGTCATTATACCTGTGTTCACAAGTGTAGCATAGTAGCTTGCTTGGTCTCTTAACTCTGGTTGTAGAGCAGGTATACCTGTTACATCTTCATCAAGTTTGAAACCGAAATATCTCTCGAAAGCATACGCTATTTTATTAATAATAGGTAGTATGGTTTCTAAGTAATATAGACGGTGGTTTGGTCGCAAGTTTGCGTTATTACCACTATCCATAAGTATTGGTGGAACACCTATTGCTTTTAGAATTATCTTTTCGTTAGAAGCTATTGCTTCTTGAAAGTCTAACTCTTTAAAGTTTATTTCTGTTAGGTTTTCAACCTCTAGACCACCATCCAAAAATAATGGTCTTCTACCTCCAGACTGAGGGTTGTATCTAGCAACCCATGCCTGTAACATTCTTTCTTTAATTTTCTCTGAAAGAGTGTTTGGTGATTTCAATACCAATCCAGGTATTGCTCCATTCTTAAAGAAGTTATCCTGGAACTTTCTCATACTTGTAAGTAACTGCATAGTTCTTAAAGCTGGCTTAAGTCTAGGTACTCCTCTATAAATAGAGTTAAAACTATTTTCTTTTATATGAATAATTTCTGATGGTTTATAATCTATTGAATGGTCATATGTATATTTTTCTACATATGTATCATCATCACTATAGATTG